AAACAACATGACATACCTTCAAATGATGTACGTAATGCACTCCAATCCCAGCTGTTTTCTACTTCTCGTTTAGCATCATTAATCAGGACACCAATTAATGAAGAATAAGAGTTTTCATTTACTGAAGAAACTTCACGTTCTCTTAATCTCTTCAGTATGTTATTTACCATTTGAAGGTATGTCATGTTGTTTCCTACTATATAGATGAGGGTAGCATACTTTTACTAAAAAGTCAAGCATTATTTAATAAGTATCGTCGCCATCAAAGCTATCAAAGTCATTACCAAGACCGTCAGATGAAACACCAGTCCAGCCACCGTAATCAGCACCACCTGTGTATTGATTGCCGCTACTGTCAGTGTAATATCCGGAATTTCCTGCAGCAATAGTGCCAGAGTTAAGTTGATTTAATGTATCCATCATGCCCATAGTACGCTGTAAGTTACGTTCTTGCTGCGCTAAGTTATTACCTAACGTAGGTAGTTGCGGTCTAGGATCAACAGCCCAAGTACGTCCTATAGCTACAGGAGGCGGTTTTATATTATCGCCTGTAACTCTATCTATTAAATTATCTATAGCATCTTTAACTTGCGTACCCCAATTCCAAGTATCAACACCAAACCTATTAGTATCTTCTGGTGCCTTCTGTGACAGGTTTCCTTCGTACAGCATTTGGTCTAATAAAACACGATCATTTAAAATACGCTCTTTCTGCTCAGGAGTATAAGCACGTGAATTTAGTGCATCGTCAATAATTTTGTTACGGCTATTAGTAGCGACTGTATCAATAATTTTACCAGCAGGGCCCATTACAACACCAGCTACAGCGGGTAAGTTAATGTCACGTCCAGTAGCAACATCAACAGCATTAGCTAGACGTTGCTCTTCAGTAAGTGGCACAGACTCAGCACGTGGGATATCATTATCTCCGTCACGCAGTAATGGGTTATTGAAAACTAATTGACCTAGTGTAGGCATATAATGTATAGATTTTTCTTCTACAGGTATCTGTGCATTTACATCAAACATACCGCCACCGCCTAATACACCTGATGCACGCTGTGCTGCTAGACGTTGCATATAATCATATATTGTCTCTTCAGGGTTACGTGAATATAAAGGATCGTATGTTACACTTGTGTATTGCGGCAAATCAGCCATTATCTTTATCCTCTTTCTCAAAGATTTCACGGTCAGTATTCATGACGGTGTTGCCTTTGTTGATTAGTACATTGTCCTTAGTGATGTCAAGTGTATAAGGATCAGTCTCTGCTGATTTAACACGTAGTAGGTCGAGCATTTCTTTTGCTACAGAAGTCATAGGGTCTTCTTTCTCTGCACCAGACTGACTCATCATTATATCAAGTACTGTCTTACCGATCAAAGTAGAGATGGAAGATACTACAGCCACTAGACCAGCATCTACATTAGGAATCATGATGGTGTAAATAACTGTACCCAATGCAGCCAAGGCTACCATCGAGTTGAGAAAATAAACCACAATGCTGTTTTTGAGTTGGTTGTCTTCTCTATCTTTCATTTAAACCATCCTTGCTTTTCTTCAACTTTAATTGGTGCAGGACACTCGCTTTGCACTTCTACTACACGTTCAGTTTCAATAATCTGTGGTACACTAACTAGTTTAGTTACTTCAATAACTTCTGGTGTAGTAGGCAGAGGTTCAAACTTAAACTGATAGGCAACACCTGCAGCAAAGCACACCACTAACATACTTATGTACAGTACACTACCTAAAAACTTCTTTTCTTGATCTTGCATCTATCGACCTGCTATTGATGCACCAAAGTATGCACCGATGATTGCTTGAAAACTAGGAATAATAACAGGCAATACAACACTGCCTTCTAACTGTACCCACTTCTGCTCTATCTGTGTCGTGTCAATCAGGCCGAACAAATAACTTCCACCAGTCTGTATTTCTTGTAGTACATTCACTGGCTGAGCAAGAGGCATTAGGGCAAGGAGAACAATTACTGCTGTAATAGACAGAGCAATTACACGACGAGTAAATGCAAAGTAGCTATTAGTAGAAGCCACTTCATTAACTTTATCTATAGCTCCTTGTCTTGCAGCAAAGGCTTGGAACATTTCCTTACGTTCTTCTGCCTTATTCTGCATACCCATGCTAAGTAGCTTGACGACAGCACCAAAGATACCACCGCCAACTAGAGGAAGTATTTCAGTTAGCATTACCTGTCTGCCTTTTTATCTATCTTCTCTTCAATGTGATCTAGCTTTTCAAAGAGACGGAGCATGATGGAATTAAACTCATCCTTCTTAACGTACTCACCTGCAACTAGTACTTCTATCTTACTTAGCTTATCTGCTAAGTCCTTGTCAGCTTCCTGTAGCTTGTTTAGCGAGTCCCAGATGATTCTCATAAACCAGCCACCAAGAAGCATTACAAAGCCCATTGCAACATTGTAAAGCTCTTGATAGTCCATTAACTTACTCCGCTTCAGCTGCCCAAGGTAAACCAAAGATTAATATAGTCATTATTTATTTTTATGGCTTAGTAGGCCAGTTAATGTTTTCTGGGAATCCTGCCTGCTGTGGCACATCACGCAATGCTTGGCGGTACGCTGCCATTTCTTCAGACATATTAACATCAGTGCCTGCAGCCCAGTCTACATCCGACAGTAATCGATCACGCTCACGCCGTGCAGCCTCAGCCTTGCCTTCAGTAGAGTTTTCGTAGGCAATGCGATCGGCCTCAGCCTTCTCTTCAGCCTCAATCTCTGCATCAATGACAGCTTTACGCTCATTTGCAATAGCTTGGGCCCATGAAGGCAATGAAGTAATTGAATCGTTCGGCACATTATTGCTGACATACTCGATTTCACCACTTGTGCCATCCCACTGTACAGCATGTACTTCAGCAGGCACTGAGCTTAAATCTAGTTCGTCATGACCACGACCATTAACGTGTACAAGACCCATATCTCGAATAATAGTAAGTTTCATTTTATGCTCCGCTTAAATAATACCAACCAGTGGCAATGTATTTGTTACAAGTGTAAACAGGATTGCCTCGATGCGTATGTGTCCATGCCGCAGGAAACAATACGACCGTTCCTTTCTTTGGCTGAACCTGTAGACCCTGTTCTATAAATTCTGTTGTACCTTCACCATCTGGTGTGTCGTTCAGGTAGATCATCCATGTAAGGCATCGTGCGGCATTTTGACCATCTGCGCCCTGTTCTGAGTGCCATAAGTGAAAACCGCCCTTTGGTGGTGTTCTCTGCACTTTGCATACAATAGAGTAAAAATTATTCATACCCAATGCAGGATGCTCATCTTGATACAATGCAAGCGCCTGATTTAGTACACCGTTTGTCTCACCGGCTAAATCCTGTGCATCGCGATCAAAGTAGCGACTGGCATCCTTTCGGTTACGCAGACCGCCATTTGCTTTTTCGCCACAGTCGTTACTGTCTGAGCTGTTTTCTAGTAGCTCGTCTAATTTTGCGATCATGCGATCACAGTAATCGTCAGATGCCAGATTGTCGTACACACCAATAAAGTCAGACATCAGACACATCCTTTAACTGGATTAGGTTGTCTTTAGCCTCTGCCGTAGCACGAAGCAGTGCCTGTGATGACTCGTTAGCCTTAACCATCTCGTTACGGAATGACTCAACCGCAGATGATGTATGGCGAGTATGAAGCGCATTTTCTACAAGCAGCATAGGTGTCCAAGCCATTGCACAAGCATAATCATCAACTTCCTTACCAGAGTTAGGGTCAGTGCCACGCATCTGAACAAACCATGCACAATCAAACATTTTGCATGGCTCAAAACTGTTCAGTGGACAATTGTTTTTCACTTCTAACTTCATACCCGCCCTTCTTTAAATATTAATCTTTTGTAGCAATGATAATGTCTACGTATTGAACATTAATTGCTGCAGTTGCAGATGACAACGAACCTGCCAAGTTACCCACAGATGGAGCACCGTTCAAAACGCCTGAGAGGTTGTGGCTGTGTCCGTGCGCCCCGCTGTTACCTGTGTTTGACGTAGCGGGGTTTCTGTAAACATCGTTAGATCCTGCTAATTCTGGTCTATTAGAAGATGTACTAGAGTTACCGTTCCAATATACTACACCTACGGTGTGACTATGCGATGGGATGGTGTTTACACTTAGTGTTGTATTACTAATGTTACCAGACATACTTACTGCCAAGTTACCGACCGCAGGCTCACCAGAAATACCAACCGAACCGCTTACTGACGGTGTACCCATTGCAGTAGAGAATGCAGTTGTACCGCCAGAGCTTGCAGTTCCAGATACAACGCGCAGTGCTTTGTCATTGTGTGTCGTAGATTTGGTCCAACCAGTAGGTGCAGATGTCTGTTGGAACAGCATTGCAGTGCCAGATGGTACGAAGTCTGGAATAGTTACCGAAGCAGAGCCAATACCAGTAACATGACCGTATGTATCAAGCGTAATGTCTTGAATAAAGGTTGTGCCAGAGTTGTTCACTGAAGACTGAGATGACGTATCAGCATGGCTTAATGTTACATTTCCTGTGCCTCCGCCTGATAAACCACTACCTGCTGTAATAGTTTGATCTGCTGTAGCACCTGCTTCAATGCCATTGAGTTTAGAACTACGTGCAGAGGTAAAGTTAATTTCAGTAAGCCCGCCATCACCTACGCTGTAAGTAGTATCAGTAAACACTGCACCTGAAGGAACATTAGTTAAAACTTGACTATCATCTACCTTGCCATCAAGGGCAGTCTGAAGACCAGTAACATCACTAATAGCATGACCGTGTACTGCTGCTGCGTAAGAGCCTGATGGCTGGTAACTACCGAAGTCACTGATCTGTGATTCAGTGATGCTAATACCAGTAGACTTATCCCATGCAGTGAACACTGGATCAGTCTCAGTGAATGATTGCAGTGCTGAGTCAGCCAATGCACCCTGTGCTGCTGTAGCGTAATCAGTTGATGCTGTAGTCGCTGCTGTACCCAGCCCAAGGTTTGTACGTGCAGCAGCTACGTTAGTTAAATCAGAAAGGTTAGAAGTAGCAATCAACGCACCTGACAAATCAGCATACGCTGCAAGCCAATTAGAACCATCGTATACTTTCATTACGTCTGACACATCATTAAAATACAATGCGCCATTAGCTAAGGCATTACCGTCATTATCTAAAGTAGGATCAGAAGATTTAACGCCAAGATAGCGATCATCAAATGAATCTAGTGCCGCCAGTGCTGCGTCTTTAGCTGCGGATGCGGCTGTAGCTGATGTAGCTGCTGCTGATTCTGAAGACGCTGCGTTAATTTCACTGGTTGCTGCATTCGTTGCTGATGTAGCTGCTTCACTTGCTTTAGTTGTTGCTGTAGTGGCCGATGTACTAGCCGAAGAAGCAGACAATGCTGCTGCTGTAGCTGAACTAGCTGCATTAGTTTCTGATGTAGCTGCTGCTGTCTCTGAGGCTGCTGCGTTAGTTTCACTGGCTGCTGCGTTATCTGCTGACGCAGCTGCGTTAGTTTCACTGCTAGAAGCGTTAGTAGCTGATATAGCTGCATTGGTTTCTGAGATAGCTGCATTAGTTTCACTAGAAGCTGCTGCTGTAGCTGACGTAGAAGCTGAAGTAGCACTAGCGGCTGCTGTATTATTTGCAGATAACACTTCATCACGATAGCCTTTAGCTACATCACGTGCTGTCTCTGCTGCTGTCTTAGCTGCTTGAGCTGTAGTATTAGCACTAACAGCATTACTGCCATAAGTGACTGCTGTATCTTTAGCACTCTCTGCTTCTACCTGAGCAGCCTCTGCAGCTACTTGAGCAGCCTGAGCTGCCGTAGCCGATGTTCCAGCTGTATTCTTAGATTGTAATGCTTGTGATGCAGACGTAGCAGCATTAGTTGCTGAAGTAGCTGCTTGACTAGCAGACGTAGCTGAGTTGCTCGCTGATGTAGAGGCGCTAGAAGCAGAAGAAGCCGCATCGGTTGCACTTGTAGCAGCCTCTGCAGCTTTCTGGTTTACAGCATTAATTGTTGTTTCATCTGTAGTGGTAGAAGAACCACCTGTCCCACGATATATACTCACGTAGTGACTCCTTGAAATTATCTCTTTGCGATGGACTCAAAGGACTGTATAAGCCCATTGGAAAGAAAGGAGGAGAGACTCCGAAGAGCCTCCCCAAGCTACTCAACTACTTATGCAGTTGGTAGAGCGATGATGATACCAGACTCTGAACGTAGAGTTTCTACACCGTAAAGAGTGTCAGAAGTGAACAGAGTTGATAGGTATTCTTGTTTGTACTGAGTTTGTGAACGAACGCCAACTTGCTCAGCGAAAACAATTGCATCTTTGTGCATTAGTACAGCAGCTTTAACTTCACCACCAGCAGAGTTTTCTGCAGCAGTTTCAAGTACTGGACAGTTAGTAGATACAATTACAGGAACACCGTATAGAGTACCAATCTGGCCTTTAACAGTACCAGCACCACCAAAGTCAGAAGACATGTAACGGTCGATGCCACGGATAGTGTTAACTGCTGATGGTGGAACTACGAATACACGACCGTCCATAGGAACGTCCGCTTCATCAAGAAGCTGAATACCGTCACGTAGAGCAAGGTCAGTGAACTTGTCAGTGTCAGCAACAGTGTCAACAGCGTAAGAAGCTAGACCGTTAGAACCATCAACGTAGTACTTAGTGAATGATGCAACAGCTTCAGCAAATAGGTCAGTATCAACCTGTTTAGCTAGAGCGTAACCAGCGTCATCAGTGTAGAACTTACGAAGAGAAGCCTGAGCCTGTACTTCAGTGATGTCTTCGATTAGACGTGAGTATTCGTAGTGTTTGTCGATAGTAACAACAACTTCAGACTCAGTAGCAGCTTGTAGAGTTACTTGAGTAGAAGCAGCTTTAGCAGACGCAGTACCACGAGTAGGCTTAGGAATGTGAATAGTATCACCTTTCTTACCTTTCATTGGCATTTTGTTTACTACGTTAGCCATTACTAGCGAGTTTTTGTACGCAGCTACGATTTCGTCAGACCATAGTTCTGGGATAAAAGTAGCAGCAGTTGTATTAGTTACATGATTTGAGCCAAGAGCCATTTTAATTTACCTTCTAATAGTGTTATCTTATTTGACTCGACCTTCGGAATAAGCTGCAGTAATTTCGTCAGCTAACTCAAGGTAACGAGCCGGATCGTTTTGCATTAAGTTGATAATGTCAGCACGACGATATACTTTTCGAGAACGTCCTTCACCGCCACCTTTGCCACCGCCTGTTGCAGCAGCTTTACGTTGACGTGATAACTCTTTTTCTTCTACTTCTTTTGTCTGGTTCACAACACGCTGGCGCTCTTTCCATGTTGACAATAACTCATCTGCTGAATCAGCATCATAAGCACGGTCAGCACGGTTATAAAGTTCCATACGTATTTTGCTTGCCTGTACCCACTCAGAAAATGCTGGATCACCAAGAACCTCTTGATAGTCCGGATGCTTAGCTTTCAATGTTGCTACCGCAGCCTGTTGTTTCATAGCAGCAGATGCTTGTTCTGCTTCACGAACTTTAGGATGCTTATTGATAGCAGCTTCGATTGCTTTCTGTGGGTCTTCAAAGAAGTCAATATCGTCTTCTTCTTCCTTGGGCTTTGCAGCTTCTGTCTGAGATAAGATAAAGTTATCTACTAGTTTGCGTAGCTCACCAACCTCTGAACTCTGACGACCCAGCAGCTTCTCAGCTTCTTGGTGCATTCGAACAATTTCTTTGGCACTCTTGCCTCGGTATTTGTCCGGAATGTCATCGTCTTCGTCCTGCGTAGCCTCTGGCTCTACAGGTTGTTCCTCTGCTGAGTTGTCCGGTTCTTATGTCACTGCTCCTCCTGTGATCGTGACTGGGAAAC